ACGGCATTACGTACCTCAACGCACATCTCCTTGAAAGAGCGCCCCTCCTTCACAGGGGGCAAAAACGTCATTGCCGAACCATGAGCATCCTCTCCATAGAGGGGAAACTCAGGCCTTTCAAGGCGCTTGCGCTCCTCAAGCTCAGCGAATGTCTCAAGCCGACTTGGATCGAGATCAGCAAAAGATGTCAGCCCGCTCTGCTCTGTGGCCTCAAATGGCTCAATCTCAGTAGGTGATGGAAACAAAACAAGCGATGAACCCGGCACTTCGGTCACGGGTACTACCTTGCCCTTGGGCTCAGTTTCCGCGGTGGTCTTCTCTCCCTTGTCAATGGGGGGCTTTGCTAAGCCCTCCAAAAAGAACTCGAGATTCTTGACCGCCTCCGTGTGCCTCTTGCCTGATTCACGTATATTCGAGACTATATCATCTATCAGCTCTCTGACAGACTTGTATGGGCCAGCGTTCTGGGGGTTTGTGAAGTCATGGCGAACCAAATTCCAAGCCTCCCAGGGATAAGCGGAAAAGAACGCATCTGGGTCCTCGGAGCAGGTCTTCCTCAAGTGGTTCAAGTTGTCGTTAAACTCTCGTTCCACTCGGTCATAGTCCAACCTCCCAAACTCTGTCTGGTAATCCTTGTTGACCTCAATGCGATATGGGTGCTTAATGCGCCTCACCACAGCCTCAGGTTGGTTGATCAACTGCCCTGCCTCATTGGCTATACAGGCGCAATTGGTGGTGCCAATGATCAAAGGGGTATCAAAGTAAAACTTGCCCTTACTCTCAAGATCCGCGAAATTGAGCGCATACGCCCAATTACCAACCATGCGAATCACATTCATGTACTCATTGTCATCTTTACCCTTCACGGGCTTAATCTGGAAACAATCGTCCATGATGAGGCACTTCTGGTTCACATATCCGTTCCAATACTCAGTTGTACCTTTTTGCCACAGGTTGCGAAGCGCAGTCTCAGGTTTCACCAACCCAGTTCGCACCAATATCGCGCATGCAAATTTGGTGACCAGCGTGGTTTTACCCATAGCTGATTCACCATAAAAGCACACGAACGTGGGCTCTGGTCGGTAGTTCCTTGCGCTCGTAATAGCACTCTGGTATGGAATGAGCAACACAGACAAACGGGACAAATAACGGTCTACACGCATACGCAACGCAGGGTCTCGAACCGTCGCCTTAAGGCCAATAGCCTCAAGCTGTGAGTCAACAGTCTCAAGAAGGTATTCAATGGGCATTACATCCGTAGTGGACTTAGCCCGCTTCTCAAAATTATCGACCTTAGAGCAAAAGGCATCAACCAAACGCTCTGACTCGTCCATCCATGAAACGGATTTGTTGGAGAACAGAGATAACAATGTGTTCACCGCTTTCTCTGCGTATTTCAATGCCATCTTAAAGAAGGCTTCAAAGCCCTCCTTGCCTCGCTTAAAGGTGCCCATGCGCTTCAAAAGCTCACCAAGGGCAAAGCTGGCATTCTTTGTAGGAATTGCAACGGTACAAACAAGTGCACATAACAAACTGCCAATGTCGGCAATCGTGTCACCACTCTGCTCGACTGGCTTAAAATACCCAGCCACTATGGACCAGGCTTTCTCGCCAAGCATCTTTGCCAACATGGCAGCTGCCAGAGTCGCCACCAAAGGTATGTGGAACACTGATGACAACACACAATGTGCAAGCAAGACAACGGGTACAAGCCAAATGTCAACCACGGTCTTCTTACACCATTCCGCGAATTCCTCCAAACGACGCTTAACCTGAGCCATCAAATCTGAGACTGCATCAGCAGACTTCTCCGCCTTCTTAGTGATGCGGTGTGCCAGATGGGACAAACCCACTATGGCACCGCCAGCTGCTGCAGCTAC